TGAGAACTTCTAAGATTTACTCATCAGGGTTGTCGATTTCATACGAACGTTTTCTTTCTCTGGAAAATGATTCATTTGAGTAGTATCTTTCTTGGTCTCCGCTGTATTTGTAACTAATCCATTTACTTGCAATTGCATTACTTGCAACAACGCCGAGATAAATCACCCAGATGAACTCGAGTACTCCTGAAACAGCACCGCTGTTAAATAAATTTAGATTGAGGAAAGCAAGTGTTGCCGCGAAATAAGCTACGTTGCTCCAAAATTTTGTGTGACTTAAAAGACCAGTTTTTTCATTCTTGAAAAGCTCCGTCATATCCATTTTTCTACCTGCCTTCATCATCACGATGAATAAAATGATGAGGAATAGGCTCAAGAAAATAGAGCTTATAATATTGAATGAGTTTGAAAGCAGTTGACTAAAATTCATGGGAATTTAATGATGAAAGAGTTCTACACATTTGTTGATCAACAAGGATCGCGTATTTTTCATCGATATTGGAATGGAAAAGAACGTCAGATTGAAGTTCTTGATGGTTTCCCTATCGAACTATTTATAGAGGGGCGTTGTAATGATGCGCGTGGATTGCGAGGAGAGAAATTATGCCGAATAGAATTCACGAACATTGATGATGCACAAGAATTCATTCGAGAGTACAAGGACATTTCACCGATTCATGGGCAAACAAGTTTAGTTCATCAGTTCTTGGCATATCGTTATCCTGAAGAAATTGAATTTGACATTTCGAAATTCGTCATAGCCAACATTGATATTGAAACTAAATTTGATAATGGGTTTCCTTCTCCTGATAGAGCTGATCAAGAAATAATTTCCATTACTTTGAAATGTTTCGGCCAAGATAAATTTGTGAGCTGGGGGACGAAGCCGTATAAGGTGAAGAATGAAAATGATGAATACATTTTTTGTGAGAATGAAATTGATTTACTAGCCAAATTTATCAATTATTGGAATCGTTTGAAGCCTGATATTGTTACTGGATGGAACGTGCAAGGGTTTGACGTTCCCTATCTAGTCAACCGAATCACGAATATTTTGGGTGAAAAGATTGCTTCTAAATTGTCTCCTTTTCATCCTTATACATCTCGAGTTTTCACAGAAATTGAGATTCAAGGAGGTCAAAAGAGTTATCGTATTCTCGGAATCACAATATTCGATTACATTGAATTGTATAAGAAATTTAGCACGAAGAATCTTGAACGATATACCCTCGATTTCGTTTCGTACGTTGAGTTGGGTGAGCGAAAAATCAATTATTCCGAATATGGAAACTTGATGGATCTCTACAACACTAACTATGAACTATTCATGGATTATAACATTCATGACGTTCGGTTGGTGGAGAATATTGATAAGAAATTGAATTTTATGTTTTTGGCACTTACTATGGCATTCATGGGCCGGGTGCGTTTTCATGAGATCTTTTCACAAGTCCGATTCTGGGATACGTTGGTATATAATAAACTACGTCAAGAGGGAATTCAGATTCCCCCGCAAGTTAATCATGGAAACGCAGAAGGAATCGAAGGTGCTTTCGTAAAGAATCCAATTCCTGGCTTATACAAGTGGATTGTGTCTCTTGATTTAACATCGCTGTATCCCTCAATTATCATGCAATACAACTTATCAACTGAGACAGCAGTTGATCCTGCGGTTGGCAACTTGGTTGACAAATTGGTTGATATGTCTTATGATACAAATTTTCTCAAAGATAAAAATCTTACCATGACAGCTAATGGAGCAACTTTCACGCGTGAATTCAGAGGGGTGATGCCACGTCTAACAGAAACGATGTTTAGCAATCGAAAGAAGTATAAGAATAAGATGCTTGAAACTCGTCGTGAAATTGAAGCGATTAAGATTGAAATGAATAAACGAGGTTTGAAGTATGACTGATTTCTCTAAGTTGTCTAATGATGAGCTAATTGCTCTGTATAAAGAGAAGAAGAATGAAGAGGCAACTTATGAAGCTATGCAGATGGCGCTTAAGATTGCTTTGAACTCATTGTATGGCGCTCAAGCAAATCAGCATTTCCGTTATTATTCTACGGACATTGCTGAGGGAATTACACTTACAGGACAACTTACCATTCAGTATATTTCGAATGCTCTGAATGAGTTCTTGAACAAGAAGCTGAAAACTACAGGGGTTGATTACGTGGTAGCGTGTGACACAGATTCGGCACTTATCTGCCTTGATTCTCTTGTTGAAAAGGTTGTTCCTAGTAAAACATCAACGCAAAAAGTTGTTGATTTTCTTGATAAATTTGTTTCTACTGTTCTCGAACCGTTTATTGCACAGAAATTCGAAGCTCTTGCGGATTATATGAATGCTTTTGAGAATAAGATGCATATGAAGCGAGAAGCTATTGCGGATCGAGGAATTTGGCGCGCAAAGAAGAATTATATCTTGCAGGTTTATGATAACGAAGGGGTTCGTTATAGTGAACCGAAACTCAAAATGGTTGGCATCGAAACTGCACGCTCAAGCACACCTGAAATTGTTCGAAAAGCTCTAGAGAAATGTCTTATTATTCTGTTAAATCAGACTGAAGAAGATATTCACAAATTCGTAAAAGATTTTCGCGAAGAGTTTATGAATTCGCCCATCGAAGATATTGCATTTCCTCGCGGCGTCAGTGATCTCGAAAAGTGGGTTGATTCTAGCGGTCGAGAAATGTGGATTACAGGCGCGCCTATCCATGTGAAAGCGTCATTGGTTTATAATGAGCTTCTTCGGTCAACAGGTCTCATAAAACGTTATCCTTTTATTAGAAATGGGGACAAGATTAAGTTCGTGTATTTGAAAATTCCGAATCCTGTTCGAAACAATGCTATTGCGTTTGTTGATTTTATTCCATTAGAATTTCAACTAGAGAAGTACATTGATCGTGAAACTCAATTTGAGAAAACGTTTCTTGAACCTCTTCGTAGTTTCACTAGCATCATGGGGTGGAATACAGAAAAAGTGAATACACTATCGGAGTTTTTCAGTGAAGAGGATGCGCCTAAGAGAATTCAAGTTAATTCTGTTGCATGTGATGATGTTCAAAAGTTAGAGCAAACTTCAACAAAGAGGTTGACATCTTCGCATGAAGTGTCTAGAATTAGAAATTTAACCACTTCTAGAAAGAAGAGTCGTGCTTCGTTAGAAGAATTTTTCAACTAGAGAGGAATCTATGTCGTCTATTTCTGATTTTTTGAAACTTACGGGAAATGAATTTGCTAGTGTAGCAGAAGATGGTATCACTGCAGGTGATATTTCAGGGTGGGTTGATAGCGGTAGTTATGCGCTCAATGCTCTTCTGAGTGGCGATATCTACAAAGGGTTTCCTGGAAACAAGATTGTCGTCATTGGTGCTGATCCTGCAACAGGTAAGTCTTTCTTCGCGCTAGGAGCTGCAAAGAATTTTTTGAATCAAAACAAAGATGGCATTGTTATTTGCTTTGAATCTGAAAGCGCTCTCACGAAAGAGATGCTAGTTGAGCGAGGAATCGATACGAAACGTTTTGGAATAGTTCCTGTATCAACGGTGCAAGAGTTTAAGACACAAGCGCTTAGAATTGTTGATAATTACGAAAAGCAAGACAAAAAAGATCGTCAGCCCTTGTTCTTCATTCTCGATTCGCTCGGAATGTTATCGACTGAGAAAGAGATGGGTGATAGTGTTGAAGGGAAAGATACTCGCGATATGACCCGAGCGCAACTCATTAAAGCTGCATTTCGTGTGCTCACTTTGAAATTAGGCCGAGCTGGCATTCCGATGATTGTTACGAATCATGTGTATGAGGATGTTGGGGGCGGCCCTTATGCGTCAAAGGTACAAGCGGGGGGATCTGGAGCTGTTTATGCGTCAAGTACTATTTTGACTCTCACAAAAGCGAAAGATCGCGACGCAAACACAAATGAAGTTACAGGTGTTGTCATTACGGTTACAGCTACTAAGAGTCGTTTGACAAGAGAAAATAGTAAGATTAAATGTTTGATTCGTTATGACGGGGGCTTAGATCGATACTATGGCATGTTAGAGCTTGCTGAAGAAGCGGGTGTATTTAAAAAGGTAAGTAC